TTCTCTGAAGCCACCGACCTCTTTTGTTTCCGTTTTATTCCTGACATTATAGTGACAACTTCTATGGTCCTTGTATGTGATGGTGATCGATTTGAGATTACATCAGTTGAAAATGTAAAAGGTCGTGGAATGTACCTTGAGGTACTTGCCAAGGAGGTGAAGCCAAGTGGCTAAAGCAACTATGAAATTGCCTGAGGACTTTCTGCTGAAAATATCTAAGCTTGGTGAAAAGACTGATGAAATAATACCGCGTGTGCTTGAAGCTGGTGGTCAGATTGTAGAAGAAAAAGTAAAATCTAATCTTCAATCTATTATCGGTCGAGATACGCTGGAAGAAAGCCGCTCTACCGGAGAGCTTATTAAAGCTTTAGGTGTCTCTCCCGCTCTAATGGATAAGGACGGTAATTTCAATGTGAAGGTAGGCTTTTCTGAGCCTCGTTTGGATGGTAAAAGTAACGCTATGATTGCTGGTGTACTTGAATACGGTAAAAGCGGTCAGCCACCTAAACCATTCTTAAAACCTGCTAAATCAGCTTCAAGAAAAGCGTGTATCGAAACCATGAAACAGAAATTAGAGAAAGAGGTGGAAAGTATATGAACTTGTTGGAAGAACTTAACACTCTACTTCTACCCCTGCTCCCTATTGAGACTGGTTTGTTTTCAGACGTTCCTCCTGACTTATATCTTGTTATTACTCCCCTAACTGAACTCTTTGAAGCTCATGGAGATAATGAACCTGGATATGAGATACAGGAAGCAAGGCTATCCTTATTTGCAAAAGGAAATTATATAAAAATAAAAAATGAAATTGTCCGTGCTCTTTTAGGTGCGGATTTTACAATAACTGACCGCCGGTATATAAGTTATGAAGATGATACCGGATATCACCATTATGCCATTGATGTGGCAAAACCATATGAATTTAAGTTAGAAACGGAGGAATAAATTATGGCAACAATAGGGTTAGATAATTTATATTATTCAAAAATAACAGAAGATATAGATGGCACAGAAACCTATGCAGCACCGGTGAAGCTTGCAAAGGCTATTAATGCTGACATTTCCATTGAGCTTGCAGAAGCGATTCTTTATGCAGATGATGGAGCTGCAGTGGTTGTAAAGGAATTTAAAAATGGAACTTTGTCGCTTGGAATAGACGATTTAGGTTCAACAGCCGCAGGTGATTTGACAGGCGCAAAGATAGACGACAATAAAGTGCTTATATCAACAAGCGAGGATGGTGGAACACCTGTAGCAATAGGATTTAGGGCAAAGAAGGCCAACGGGAAATACAGATACTTCTGGCTATATAAAGTAAAGTTTGGAATACCAGCAACAAATCTTCAAACAAAAGGCGACAGCATAACATTCCAGACTCCTACAATAGAAGGAACTGTAATGAGGAGAAACAAAGCTGATGTAAATGGCAACCATCCATGGAAATCAGAAGTAAATGAGGACGATACAGGAGTTGTAGCAGCAACAATAAGCGGCTGGTTTGCTGAGGTTTATGAGCCTGTTTTTGAAGAAGAGGTTGTAATAACCATTACAGTCCAGCCCCAAGATGATACGGTTTCAGAAGGTGTTGGCGCAGAACTCTCGGTAACTGCAACAGCTTCAAGTGGAACACTCTCCTATCAGTGGTATTCCAATGATGCAAGCAGCAATGAAAATGGCACCTTGATTGATGGAGCTACTTCATCAACCTATACAACACCCACTACAGAAACAACAGGAATTTATTATTACTATTGTGTATTATCAGTAGGAAGTGAATCAGTAGCTACCAATGTTGCTACTATAACAGTAAGTGAATAAGGAGTATACAGCATGGATGATGAAAGAAGTAGCAATATTAATATTGGTGGGATTGAATATAATTTAATTTTAACTACAAGAGCGACAAAAGAGATTGCAAAAAGGTATGGCGGTCTTGAAAATCTTGGTGAAAAGCTTATGAAATCAGAGAACTTTGAAATGGCTCTGGATGAGATTGTATGGCTTATTACTCTTCTTGCAAATCAAAGTTTGTTGATTCATAACTTGCAAAACAAGGATGATAAGAAGGAACTTCTTAAGGAGGACGAAGTTGAACTTTTGACTTCCCCACTTGAACTTTCTACCTATAAAGAAGCAATTATCGAGGCAATGTTTAAAGGCACAAAGAGATACGTTGAATCAGAGGAAGCTGAATCAAAAAACGAGTTAGTCGAGTAAGCGATGATGAGTTGTTTGCTCGACTGATTTATTATGGTGTTACGCAACTTTACAGGAGTGAGGAAGATGTGTGGCTTATGGCAATAGGAGACCTCCTGGATCAATGGGAAATACACAAGCAGTTTATTGGCATGGCTAAGCCTAAGATTGAATTGTTTATTGATGAAATAATACCAGTTGGTATATAATTATTGAATTTATTGCATAATAATCAATTTTTATATATAATAGTCTTAATACCTTATCAGGTAAATAAGGGGGATTATACTATGGATATTCCAAGAAAAGAAGATTTTATGAAAGCGTTAAAAATCTTAAAACAGGAAAAGAAAGAAGCCGGGGAAGTATTTTTTGATTTGAAAGCTGGGGATTTTCACAAGATGGTATGGGATTATAATGGAAGGAATCATAGAATGCAATCTTGCTGCCTGGCAATGTACGATAGTATGGAAAATAATGATGAAGTAATACAAATGCCTGATAAAAGAAGGTGGAATGAAAAGACAAAAGGTTATGGAACAAGATTGATAATAAGATATTATTTATAAATACTATTAGAAAACATGGAAACATGGTGGATTAGTTAGATTGAAGATTGGTGTTAGAGGAGAGAAGAAAGCTCTGATATAAGTAAAATGCCTTACTTTTAACCTGAAAATATGGTATAATTTACTAAGGATATTATATCGAATAAAAGGGGGCTTTGAAATTGAAAAGGAAAATTTTATGTTTCTTGCTTGTTTTTATCTTATTATTTACAGCTGTTGGCTATGCTGTAGAAATAAGTATTGACGGAAACAGGGTTGGATTTACAAATGAATCGGGGATTCCGTTTGTTGATTCAAGCAACAGGACGCAAGTTCCATTGCGAGTAACAATGGAAAGTTTCGGTGCTACTGTGGGGTGGGATAATAGTACAAATAGTGCAACGGTTGAGAAGAACGGAATAAACGTTAGGATTCCAATAGGGCAATCATATATTACAAAAAACGGTCAAAAGATACTCAATGATACAGCTGCTATAATAAAAGATGGCAAGACGTATTTGCCTATAAGAGCTGTTCTTGAAGCATTCGGAGCATCTGTTGGCTGGGATGGAGCAACTCAAACTGTTACAGTAACAAAAGATCCATTAGAAGAAATAAAAGTACATTTTATTGATGTTGGTCAGGCGGACAGCATTTTCATAGAACTTCAAAATAATATAGAAATACTGATTGATGCAGGAAATGGGGACGATGCTTACACTATTATAAACTATATAAATAACTTGGGCATTGACCATATCGAACATTTTGTCATGACACATTTTCATGAAGACCATATTGGATCTGCTCCGGATATAATAAATGCTTTTTATGTGGATAAAATATATACACCTGCAACAATAGCAGACACTGATATTTTCGAGGTCACTATGGCTGCAATAGAAGATGAAGATATAGAAATAATAAAAGCTAAAGGTGGAACAAGTATTATTGATACTGCAGGTTTAGCTTTTGAATTTCTGGGACCTAATTCAATATATTATTCTGAAGCTAACGAATATTCTCTTGTAACAAAACTTACTTATGGAGGTACTTCTTTTCTATTTACTGGAGATGCAGAATCTGTATCTGAATTAGAAATGGTAAGAGGTGACTATGACTTAGATGTTGATTTATTAAAAGTAGGACATCACGGGGGTGAAACAAGCTCATCACAAATATTTTTGAATGAAGTTACGCCAGCTTATGCTGTTATAAGTGTTGGAGCGTTTAATAATTATGGTCATCCACATGAAAAAACATTGAATAGATTAAATGCTATAGGTGCCAAGATATATAGAACTGATATTCAAGGGACTGTAGTTGCTACATCTGACGGTTCCAATATTACTATAGATAAGGAAGCAACAGAATATGTACCTGAACCGATAAAAGAAGTACCAGTTAAAACTATACCGACAAACAATGATGATACCGCAACAGAATCAACAGCAAAATATATAGGGAATAGTAACACACATAAATTGCACTATCCAAGTTGTGGGTCAGTGAATGATATGAAGGAAACCAATAAAGTTTTTTTCTTGTTAAGAGAAGATGCAATTAGTAATGGATATATTCCATGCAAAAGGTGCAATCCATAACAATAGATAGAGGGGAATTAAATATTTAGACGTTTAAATAAAAGATAGATTATAGGCACTCTTAAACTAGAGTGTCCTTTTTATGCTCAAAAATAAGGAGGTGGAAGCATGGCGGACAACTTTGG